GACAATCCGTTTCTCGAGCGCTGCGCCTTATACATGCTGGTCAACAATGACGAGGCCATTCGCTCTGCCGTCATCGCAGGATTGACGCAGAAGGCCGGAACGGCCAACCTCCTCACCGAAACGGCAAATTCCCTGCCGGTCATCAGGGGATGGTTTCCCGCAGGCGAAAGCCGGGCCGCACTGGACCAGCTGATCAAGAGTGTCCGCCGCAAAATGCCGGCCGCGCCCGTCAAGACGCCGGAACCGGCCCGGATCTTGAGTACCCATGCGTCTATTGCCGATGGTGTCGGCGCACAGCAGATCGCTGTTCTCTTGAAGCAAAACGCCGATTTGACAATGGCCATGATGCTGACCAAGGACGGCCACGGCATCAAGGACGCCTTCCTTGTTCCCATGGAGAACGAGCTCGACGCAGAAGATCTTCTCAATCAAATGTCGCTTGCCACCGATACTTGTGAAATCACTCCGCCGACCCTGACGCTCCTGCTGGAAGCCGCTCTGGCCGATGGTTTTGAAAATGCGACGCTTCCTTCCCCCGGGTTTCTTGATGTCCTTAAAGCCTGCGGCCTGTCTTCCCTGCGGCCGCAACAAACGGAACTCGGCAAGCTTCTGGACAATGCGGACCCGGACCGGAAGATACGGGACGCAAGCAAGCAGGCCCTGGGCCGCTGGATCCTCGACGACATAGCGCACATGATGCTGGATGCGGCTACGGCGAACTGGTTTGAGGATTGCCGGGAAATCAGGGAGGCGCTTGAAACCTCCCGGACAGAAAATGCATTTGAGACGAAAGTGTGGAAGTTTATCGAACAACGCCGGGCGTGGTGGGCGCGGCGCTTCCTCCAAACGGCCCTCATCTACAAGGACAGTGAAGACCTGCGCAAATGGCGGTTCCTGACCGCATCGGCTTATGGTCTGATGACAGACCGCGCGCTCAAACGGATACCGCTGATGGACACCATCGTCGGGTCGACGATGGCCGCTGCCACGATGCGCCGGTTTGGAAAGTGATCCGTTCGGACCATCCATCCAGAGACTATCCAAACACCTTCTCTTCCTGCTGCTCCCACGGCAGCAGGGCAATCTCGGTCAATTGCAGCAAGGTCACGGCAGGCGTTTCGCGTTTATAGACAATCCGTTTGAGAACAGCTGGCGCGAGGTAGGCCAACCGCAGCCGGCGGTTGACATGGCGTGATGACACGTCAAGCTTTCGTGCAATGTCGCGCACCGCACCGAATTCACCGCCCTCCAGCCGCCGCCTCCAGTCCCATGCGATCCCGATCGCCCGCAAGACATGCGGTTCCTGTTCAAGATCTTCGTCCGGGACAAGTCCGGATGGAGGGAGAATTTTCGGGCGGCCATTCTGCTTTCGAACCTTGAACGGCACAAAAACCTGTAGAGGGACATCGGATCGGGGCATCAGGCAGCCTTCCGTGCTGCTCGCGAGGTGATCGTGCGCACCATATCCGGCATGCCATCGATACGCAGATCAATCACCAGCCCCTCCGCCGTGACTGTCACCCTCCGGACCAGAAACTGGACAATCCGCGCTTGCTCTGCCGGAAACAATGTGCCCCACAATTGGTCAAACTGATTGAGGGCCGAGACCAGATCGGCGCTGGCGACCGGATGTCCGTCCTTTTCCAGCAACCGCAGCACCTGCGCCGCGGTTTCCGGCCGTCTGAGGACCCGGCGCATTTCGTTTACGACAGCAGATTCCACCGGATCGGCAGCCAGCCGCTGCGGAATATCCGGGTCGGACATCCCCCGGCTTCGGATCGCATCCATCGAGACGTAATACCGGTAGCGCCGGGTGCCGCTTTTTGTACTGCTCGGTGTCATGGCCACGCCTGTAGCCGTAAAGATCAGCCCTTTGAGCAGCGCGGGTGTCCTGGCACGTGTATTGGCGGCCCGCTTTCGCGGATTGACTTTCAAAATGCCATGAACCCTGTTCCAGAGTTTTTCGTCAATGATGGCATCATGCTCACCGGGATAGGCCGTGCCCTTGTGAACAGCCTCGCCGCGGTAGATCCGGTTCTTCAAAACACGGTAAAGATACCCCTTGTCGGCCAGCGTCCCTGTCTTCGTCCGAAAACCTTCGCTTCGAAATTCCCGAGCGAGCACAGTAGCCGAACCCAGTTCTGCAAACCGCTCGAAAATCCTGCGCACCTGAGCCGCTTCGTCCTTGTTGATGACAAGCTTTCGGTCCCTGACATCATAGCCGAGCGGAACATTTCCTCCCATCCACATGCCCTTCATTCGCGAAGCCTTGAACTTGTCGCGAATGCGTTCGGCGGTAACTTCCCGCTCGAACTGGGCAAAACTGAGCAGGATATTCAGGGTCAGCCGCCCCATGGACGTTGTGGTGTTGAACGACTGGGTGATACTCACAAAGGTTACGCTGTTCCGGTCGAAAATCTCGACCAGCTTGGAAAAGTCCATCAAGGAACGGCTTAGCCGGTCGATCTTGTAAACGACCACGACATCAATCAAACCGCCTTCAATATCGCTGAGGAGCTGCCGGAGCCCCGGCCGGTCCAACGTGCCCCCCGACACCCCGCCATCATCATAACGATCCCGGACGCATACCCAGCCTTCGGATCGCTGGCTGGCGACATAGGCCTCACATGCCTCCCGTTGAGCATCAAGGCTGTTGAAGTCCATGTCCAGCCCCTCCTCGCTCGATTTGCGTGTGTATACGGCGCAGCGCTGGCGGCGGGCGGCGCTTTCGGTCTTTCGCATCATCCGGCCTCCTTCTTCCGCGTACGCAAACCGAAGAAACGGTACCCGTTCCAATTGGTCCCGGATATGGCGCGCGCCACTGCTGAAAGCGACTTGTAACGCCGTCCCTCCCACTCAAAGCCACGGGCAAGCACGGTCACCGTGTGCTCCTGTCCGTCCCATTCGCGCACCAGCCGTGTACCTGTGACCGGAAGACGGATGTCGGTCATCTGGCGCCGCGGAACCGCGGTCCCCGCTGCCTCGTCGGCCAAAAGGTCCAGCATACGCCTTGTTGCCCGGTCCGGTCCGCCAAAGGCCAGTTCCTGAATGCGATATGCGAGCCTCGCTTCCAGAAAGGTACGGCTGTTGTTGGGAGCGGCTGTACCAAACAATCCGCGCCACTCTTTCTTGAGCTGCCTGACACTCATGGCCTTCAAATCGGCCAAGCGGGCAAGCACCGTCTCGTTATCACTCATTTGTCCCTCCGGGGTTCGCAAGAGACATGACGGCATTCGCAAGGGCGTTTGGGTAGCGAACTTTCTGGTTCATTTGCAGATAGTTCGCTTGCATCCCGAACCAGAAGACGAACGAGCCCCCGTGCCAGCAAACCGCATAATTCGGCTTGCCGTTCGGCTGATGTCATCTGTTCAACGGGCAGAGGGTTCGGGCGTTTCATGTCTGTGTCGGCTCCGGGCGTGTTATCGTCATCCCCCAAAAGCCATCCGGACACGTCATATGGGACAGCCGGAACAAAAGAAGCGTTTCACCAATTTGAATATTTGCCTGCATAGGCGCAATCATGATCACCTTAGGTTGAATTAACTATGATTCGCTTTTCGATGAGGTGGTTATATGGGGAACAAGAAACCTTCGGTCGGTCCGGATATCTATAAACTGATCGAGGATGCCCGTATTGATCTTGCAAGGGCGGTTCTCGCATTGGGTTTGGACGAGAACGATCCAGACTTCGGCCTCCCAACAGAACTACCCGACCTCGCAGATGACGATGCTTGTGACGAATATCGGCGGGAGCTGCGGACAATCCTGTCAAGGTTCGATGCCGACGATTTGCGTCCCACCGAACAACGATCGCGCCGTGTTCTGGCGATGGCCGAGGGCAAGGGCATTGATTCCCTTACAGCAATTGTCGACCAGCAACTCAGCGATGACGAACAGACCGCGTTTGATCGCCAACCCGATCCGTTATGCAAGAGCATCTGGACATTTCTGAACACCCGCCAGACGTTTGAGGATGCGGAAAGTTTCCATTTCGCGCGGAAATTCCGGGACTATGGCAAGCTCTACGACGCTTACGAGGTCGAATTGAAAAAGGCAGTTGCCTTCAATTCAACCGGGCTCGACGAGGCTGCGTTGGCACGGAAAATCACGTCGGTTTTGCAATTGAAGACCGTCTGCACCGTGAAAGCGCTCGACCTGCCAGCCACTGACGCTCACCCTCAATCGGTCATGTTGATCGTTCGTCATGGCGGACCATTGTCGAGTGTCCACGACCATCGCGATGACGGGAGGCGGGGCACGATCTACTATCGCCCGCCCAACGAAGCCACGCTTATCTACACGCCCTCCCATCGGCAAATCGAGGTCTGTGCGAACAGCCCGGTCGTGCGTCAGGGCATTGCGGGGTCTTTTGCCGAGGAGGCGCTTGGCCAGGATGTGTCGCAGAAGCCATTGACCTGGAAGCGCTACAATCTTTCCCGGTTTCGTAACTCGTTCCGGCTGAATCTCCCCCGCATCTCTGATTACGAGATTCTCGATGCCCGTGTTCTTGAGGCCGAAATCCGGCTTGGAGAGTGGGGCCGAAAGCTCCTTTTGAAGGTGAAAGCAGACGATGACATCGAGCAGGTTGCCGACGGGTATCTCAAACCGCTCAACATCTTTCGGCGCGCGGACGGTTTCAGCCGCATCGGGATTGCGGTGACGTATAATCGAACCGGCGACAGCAAGGTGCGCACGCTCAACATCACCATCTCGGGACCCAAGAGCTGCAACCTGCAGAGCAACAAGGACCCGAATGAGCGCAATCTTGGTTTTGCGTTGCTCAAGGACTGGGGCATTCTCAGCGCATTCAAGCAGATCGAGTCCACCGATCTGCGCAATATCTTCCCTCAACTGATCATGCTTCACGACCGGCCTGAAGATAATGTCAGCGGGCAACATCTACGGGAACTCGGCCTTTTTCCGGACCAAATGCTGATGGGCGGTCTTCTGGACCGGCGGCGGCGCCAGGACATCGTGCTCATCGATGATGACGATATGGGTGGCGAAGCGGTCGTCAAACCATCCGGAATTCAGGGCACATCACGCCTTGTAGGCGCTTTCGGCAAGGACGGCGGCTTGTTTCCCTCATCGGATCTCGAAATGTACCAGATCAAACGGGAGTGGCTGCACGAAACCGTGACAGGCCTCCTGAAACCGGCGATGAACAAGCTCGCAGCCGAGATAATTCATACGGACCTGTCGATGTTGGGCTCGATGCGAATCGACGGCGCAGATGTTCCGATCTACTTCGCCCGCCGCCTGAATGAACTGAAGACAGTTACACGGCTGGATCTGCTGATGCGTGCGCGCAATGCTGCTGGTGTGGGAATCGTATTGTCCGCCGGTACGGAGGGGCCCGGATTTCTCGGTCCGAACCTGGTCATCCCTGTGACTTCCTGCCTGTCGCCGGGAACAGACGATGCCGTTGTCTCAAGGGATGCGCTCGAACTTGCCTACCGCACCAACCGATCTCTGGCACGAGGTGGCGCGACAGCGCAGGTCCTGCGTCAGGCAAGCAATCGGCGAGTTTGCACATCCCTGGAAAGGATTCCCTGCCCCTGACAGGGGCGGATCAGATTACCCTGTTCGCTCGTCTGGTGGCTGCCGCCAAGACGGGTAACCCCGATGTTCAAGTCAAGGAACTGATGGACGGATTGGGGTCGCACAGCCCACACCATGCTTTCCGAAAGGAGACCTGGGACAGCATCCGCGACGTCTACATCGCCAAGGGAGCAAAACGCGGCTACTGGCGCTTGCTGGTCGATGAAATGGCGACCGAAGCCCCGGCCGAAGACGCCGCCTGAACCCCGATCGAGGGCTCCGTCTAACAACGGTCTAACATAATATGGGGGACGGTCTAACAAACCGCTGATTATTGAAAGGGCTCCACCTAGAGGAGCTTTTTCATGCCGACACCCCTCCAAGTACAACCGTCAGTTCCGGCGAGTTGCATTGCTGCAGCAAAGACCAGAACCGCTACCTTGAACAAGGAATGGCGCTGCACGCGGTGTAACAAGCTGCTTGGCGTTTGCCGGGACGGCCGGATGCACCTGCGGTTTGGGCGGGCCCACGAGTATCTCGTGGGCTTTCCGGTTCAGGCCAGCTGCCGGGGTTGCGAAACGTTGAACCACATGACTGCCCCCGCGCGCTGACGCGCATCCACCTCACCTTCTGAAAATACAGAGACGCGCGACGTCCTGACCTGGCCATCAAAAGGCGCCGGACGCCTGGCCGCAAGGCAGGCGTCCGATGTCTATTACGTGGCACGCGATACGTGATCACCTCACTGTTTCATCATCCAGACTTCCCTTTCAACGGTGCTTTGACACCGTTCGGCACACAAAGGATGCGGTGTCACCCTTCCGTGATCCGGCATCCTTGCTGGACAGGCTGCATGCAACCACAGGCGATCAAGTGCAGAAGAACCGGATCCTCGCGGCCTTGGTCGAGACTGCGCAGGCCGATGATCCAGCATCCGAATGCGCACTGACATTGTTGTTGTTGGCACTTTGGCCCGGTCTTGATGCCATCCGGCGCCGGTCCTTGTCGCGCAGACTTGGTACCGACGACGAAATCGCCTCCGACCTTTTGGCCAGGACCACGGAAAAGGTACGCGGACTCGACCTCAAACGTGTCAATTCGATCGCAGCCACTGTCCTGCGCAATATCGAGCGAGACATGATCCGGGCTCGTCAACGCGACATCGCGCGCGAAAAACTCGCCAGCAGCCGCGACCCGGATGAGATGGCCGGATGCACCAAATTCGGGATCGGCGCAACCGGTTACATGCGCCTTTACGGGGCCGTTCGCGAGCAGTTCGGCAAGGACGCCTTGCTGGTTTGCCGCGTCGCCATCGAGGGTTTCTCACAAGCCGAGGCTGCTGTCGAGCTGGGCCTGACCGAGGCAGCTGCACGCAAGCGGTACCAGCGCGCGATGCACCGGCTGCGCGAAGCCCTCGAAAAAACTTCCTGAGCCGATGTCCCATTCCGGTCGCGCATCCGGCTTTTCCGGATTGAGCGCCAACGAGCGCTTCTACACCAACAGAAAGCACTCATGCATGAAGCACAATGCCGATCTGCCGCCCGAAGATTTCACGCGGCTCCCGGGGCTCTACCGGCGCTGGGAACTGGCCGAAATCTGTCAATCCAACACAAACTACCAGATTGAGGACGCCGGGTCCCATACTGACGGAACGCCCCTTTTGGCGGTTTATGTCAAGGAGTTCGCACCAGCCCCATCGGAGGCGGACTGATGCGGCCCGGCCATCCCCATGTCCCCACGACCACAACAACCACGCGCGAGCCCGTCACGGAAATCGCCTTCTGCGCCTGGATTGCCCAATCAACGCCCGGAGACCGGCTGGAATATCATCGCGGGTTTCTGGCGCTGGATGCCTATCCGATGTTCTCGCGCCTGACAGATGCGGCGCGCAAGGAGTTGCAACGGCTTGGAACCCGGGCCTTTTGGGCGGCCGAACAGGACCTTGTGCATCTCTTGCAGAAACGCATCGGCGAAGAGCGGTTTTCCTACATCGCCGTCGCAAGGCCAAAAGCCAAAGTTCCGGTCATTCCCTTTTCCGACCTTGTGCCCGGGAACACCGCTCCCCTTGCCTCATCCCCCTCTCCAACCGCATCAAACTGAGGACGACCATTCATGCCTTTTCCAGACAACAAGCCTGATCTTGACCAGCTTTCCGGCATGACACCGGCCGGGATCGCAGACTTGCCCACACGCCATCTGGCCCGCCTGCAAGACGACCTCAGCGCAGAGATTTCCCGTCTAAGGCAACTCAAGACCCGGTTCGATTCAGCCCTCACCCTTCGATATGCCGACCGGGCCTTGGGCGAGCGGCAGCGGCTCCGGAAAGATACAGGAACTGTCCGCTTCGATGATGACGGCATGACGGTTGTCGCCGATCTGCCGAAACGGGTGGACTGGGACCAGAAAAAGCTCGCTCTTCTGGCCGAGCGTATTCGCCTGGAAGGCGGCAATCCGGGTGAGTATGTCGATCAGACCTACAAGGTGCCGGAGCGCAAATATGTGGCCTGGCCTGCCCATATCCGCTCGGCCTTTGAGGATGCCCGAACGGTTGGAACCGGCACCCTCAAGATCGCGCTTGTCGATGGCAAGGCTGCCGGGACTGTCTCTGCACACCCCGAGGTGCCCGCATGACCGGCGCGCTCCCGATCATTTCCGCCGATCAGCGGCTGGCCGAACCACGGGGTGTAAAAGGCTGCATCTTCGGGCCGAGCGGTATCGGCAAGACCTCCTTACTCTGGACACTTGCTCCGGAAACGACCCTGTTCATGGATCTCGAAGCCGGAGACCTCGCCATCGAGGGATGGACAGGCGACACCATCCGGCCACGCACATGGACCGATTGCCGGGATTTCGCCGTCTTTATCGGCGGCGCCAACCCGGCGCTCCGTGACGATCAGGTCTACAGCGAAGCCCATTTCAAGGCCGTTTGTGATCGTTTCGGAGATCCGGCAGCACTGGATCGCTACGACACGATCTTCGTGGACTCGATCACGGTTGCCGGGCGGCTGTGTTTCGGATGGTGCAAGGGCCAGCCCGAGGCGCTGTCGGAGAAAACCGGCAAGCCGGACATTCGGGGGGCTTATGGTCTTCATGGCCGCGAGATGATCGCCTGGCTGACCCATCTGCAGCACACAAGGGCGAGGAACGTCTGGTTTGTCGGCATTCTTGACGAGAAGCTCGACGACTTCAATCGCAAGCTGTTCCAGCCGCAGATTGATGGCTCGAAGACCGGGCTCGAGCTGCCGGGGATCGTCGATGAGGTGATCACCATGGCGGAATTGAAGTCCGATGGCGGCGATCCGTATCGCGCCTTTGTCTGCCAGACGATCAATCCCTGGGGCTTTCCGGCCAAGGACCGCTCGGGCCGATTGGCCCAGGTTGAGGAACCCCATCTCGGCCGCCTGATGGCGAAGATCCGGACGCCCGGAACACCGGCGGCCGACCGGCTGACATACGCCCCGCCGCCCGCCGATCCGGCGGCCGACAACCAATCCCAACCGCAATCCTGATCAGAAAAGGAGGTTCCCCATGGGATCCTGGACCGATTTCAATGACGCGCGCAGCAACACAAACATCATCCCCAAAGGCACACTTGCCAAGGTGCGGCTTACCATCCGGCCCGGCGGGTTCGACGATGCATCGCAAGGCTGGACGGGCGGTTATGCGACGCGCGGCGCATCCGGCGCGGTTTATCTGAATGCCGAATTCACTGTGCTTGAAGGGCCATACGCCCGCCGCAAGATTTTCACGCTGATCGGACTCTACAGCCCCAAAGGACCGGACTGGACCAACATGGGCCGGGCCCTCATACGCGGCATGCTCAATTCCGCAAGGGGAATTTCCGACAAGGACCAGTCCGCGCAGGCACAAACCGCACGCCGCATTTCCGGATTTGCCGATCTCGACGGGCTTGAGTTTGCCGCCCGGATCGACACCGGCACCGATGTGAACGGAGATGAGAAAAACGAAATCCGCGCTGCCATCACCCCGGATCACAAGGCTTATGCGGAGGTCATGGGTACCGCCTCCCTGCCCTTGGGTGCGGCGGGGCAAGCCACGCAGCAGACCTCTGCCGGACCTGCTCCCTCCAGCCCGTCTCCCGGCGGCCCCGCCCTCACCGGGCGTCCGAGCTGGGCGCAATAGAGCGGGAGAATGCCCATGCGATTGAGACCCCGTCAAAAAACCTTTGTCGAGCGCAGCGTCTGCGCGCTCGGCAAACATGGAAACACCCTTGGCATCTCCCCGACCGGATCAGGCAAAACCGTCATGTTGTCCGCTGCAACCGGGCAAATTATCGGATCAACACAAGCCAGGGCCTGCGTGCTTGCCCACCGAGACGAGCTGACCAGCCAGAACCGGGCCAAATTTGCTCGGGTCAACCCGAAAATCTCGACGTCTATCGTCGATGCCAACACCAAGTCCTGGGGCGGCCAGACCACATTCGCGATGGTGCCCACACTGGCACGTGCATCCAACCTCGCGGAGATGCCTGCGCTCGACCTTTTGGTCATCGATGAGGCCCATCATGCTGCTGCCGGCAGCTACCGCCGCATCATCGACACAGCTCTCGACCGCAATCCCGGCTGCCGGATCTACGGTGTGACTGCAACTCCCAACCGGGGAGACCGAAAAGGCCTGCGCGCGGTCTTTGACAATGTGGCCGACCAGATCCGGATCGGGGAGCTGATCGCCTCCGGACATCACGTGCCACCGCGCACGTTCGTGATTGATACAGGCATTCAGGGCGCGCTGAAAACCTTGCGCAAAACCTCAGCCGATTTCGATATGACGGAAGTCGCCGGCATCATGGACCGGGCACCGGTGACCGATGAGGTCATCCGGCACTGGAAGGAGAAGGCGGCGAACCGCCAAACGGTGGTGTTCTGTTCCACGGTCGCACATGCAAGGCATGTGAGCGAGGCATTTGCAAAAGCCGGTGTTGCCGCGTCCCTGATCCATGGCGACCTGTCGGCTGAGACCCGCAAGGCCCTGCTTGATGACTATGGCACGGGCAAGACCCGTGTGATCGTGAACGTATCGGTATTGACGGAAGGCTGGGATCATCCGCCGACCTCCTGCGTGATCCTGCTCAGGCCCAGTTCGTATAAATCGACCATGATCCAGATGGTGGGCCGCGGGCTCCGAACGGTCGATCCACTGGAACATCCGGGCATCCTCAAGACCGACTGCATCGTGCTCGACTTCGGCACATCCAGCCTGCTGCACGGCACGCTGGAACAGGATGCCGATCTGGATGGCAAACCGGCCTCCGGCGAGGCACCGATGAAGACCTGCCCGTCCTGCGCGGCGGACATACCTTTGGCCTCACGCGAATGCCCGATCTGCGGTGAAGCCTTTCTGGACGAGGCATCGAAAGACGGTCGGCACGCCGCACCTTCTGACCTGACCGGGTTCATGATGACGGAGATCGATCTTCTTGAGCGATCGAGTTTTGCATGGGTTGATCTGTTCGGCACCGAAGACGCCCTCATGGCCACCGGTTTCAACGCCTGGGGCGGGGTCTTCTGGCTGGACGGTCTTTGGTACGCAGTCGGCGGCACCAAAGGAGACGCCCCGCACCATCTGGGCATCGGCGAGCGGACCGTGTGTCTCGCGCAGGCCGATGACTGGCTCAACACCCGCGAAACCGACGAAAGCGCGTTCAAGACCAAGAGCTGGCTGAAACAACCCGCCACAGACAGGCAACTCGCGTTTCTGCCACCGGCCTTCCGGCAGGATTTCGGGCTTACCCGTTACCACGCTTCCGCGCTGATGACCTTCACATTCAACAAACGCGCCATTCGCCAGCTGATCGAAACCGTGGCGACGCCAGACAGGAGGGCTGCATGATCCATGACCTCACTCGAACCATCCTCCGCCACCCGGCTTCGGCTCTGGCAGCCGCGTGGCAGGCTCTGCGCGGTCTGCCTGCAACCCGCACATGGATTTGGCTGGTCGGACCCTTGCCGCACGAAACGGCCCCGGCCTTCTGCCTGGTTCTGTTCCAGAGCCTGTCAGTGTTTCTGGACGCAACTTTCGGGTGGGCCATTCACCATGATTGATCTCACCGAACAGGAACAGGCCGCCATTCGCGAAGCCGTCAAACCGGTCGCGGAAATCATGGACCAGATCGGCTGGCAGACCCCGCTGGGCGCCCTGTCGGAATTGCAGGTCTGGATCCTCGTCGAGGCTGCGGTCGACGGGTTCCGCTGTGCCATGGCGGAGATGGCCAGAACACCTCATGCAGATCAGGAGATCCCGTTTTGATGCTCGACTTCAACAAGCGCTTGACGATTGAGGACCAAATCAATGCAATCATTGATGAAAGCCTTGTCGACAAAAACAGGCGGAAAGCCCCGAGACCCTATCTCGGCGGCTCCCGGCTCGGACACGCTTGCGAGCGGGCTCTGCAATTCGAGTTCGCGCAAGCCCCAAAAGATCAAGGCGCCGGGTTCAACGGCAAGACCCTCAGGATCTTTGCGATCGGGCACGCGCTCGAGGATCTGGCCATCCGCTGGCTCCGGCAGGCCGGGTTTGATCTGAGAACCCGAAAGGAAAAAAGTCCTGACAGCGATCAATACGGGTTTTCCGTCGCAGACGGACACATTCGCGGCCATGTCGACGGCATCATCTTGGCGGCTCCTGCGGCCGTGAACCTGCCAGTGCCTGTATTGTGGGAATGCAAGACCATGAACGCCCGGAACTGGCGGGCCTGCGTCAAGGACGGCGTTACGGTCTCAAAGCCTGTCTATGCGGCCCAGATGGCGCTCTATCAGGCTTACATGGAACCGCAAATTCCGGGCATATCCAGTCATCCTGCCCTTTTTACCGCGATCAACAAGGACACTGCCGAGCTTCATCACGAGCTGGTCCCCTTCGACGCAGACCTTGCACAGCGCATGTCGGACCGCGGGGTCCGCATCCTGCGGGCTACCCGAGCAGGCGAATTGCTGCCCCGGATTGCCGCTTCCCCCGATTTTCATCAATGCCGGTTCTGCGCCTATGCCGGCCGCTGCTGGGAGCTGAATCGATGAGTGACGATTTTGATGACACTCCGGAAGATCCGGAAAATCACGAAAATGCCGAGACTGCGGATCAGGACGAAAACGGCCCGGACAGCAGCAAGGACGCACAAGACGACAACCTGCTGCACTTCAATCCCTGGCGGGATTCCACGGGCAGGCAGCCACCCGTGGACGTGTTCGGCGATGAACCGGACCCGGAACAGATCGTAACCTTCATGGAGATCGTCTTCGGCTTTTGCGAAGGTTTGATCCCGGTCCGCAGTTTCATCGACAAGGGTCAGGGCATCGACGGACGGCCGCACAACATCTGGCTGGCGGCCGATCACGATACCGGATCCCGGATGACCACATTCGCAAGCTGGGCGGCCCGTGAAGGAGCAGCTGTCTATGTCATTCCCGGAACCGTCCGCGAGACAGGTCAGGCAAAGGCCGAAGACATTCTGCGGATGCAGACAATCGTGACCGACCTCGACACCGGCGACATTGCCGCCAAACGCGCACATCTCGAACGTCACCTCGGTCCGCCCACCATGGTTGTTGAGAGTGGCGGTGTCACACCTCAAGGACAGAACAAGCTTCACATCTGGTGGAAGTTGAACGAACCGGCAGAAGATACTGATATCAAACTGCTATGCCGGTTACGAGGTGACATAGCAGCAAAGGCTGGCGGGGACATGCATTTCCGGTCCGCCCATCAGCCGATCCGCATTGCCGGCAGCGTCTACTACAAGAACAATCTCAAGACACTGGTGCGGATCGTGGAACTCAACGCCCATCTTGAGCACGATCTTGCCGAATTCGCCGAGGCGGTCACGGGCATGCCACCTGCACCGGGCATTTCCCTCACACCGGATTTCCTGAAGCACGGCAAACCCGAAATCGATGATGTGCTGACCCATCCGGTGCGGGAAGCCGGTCAGGACGACTGGTCCCGATTTGAAGGTGCCTCTGCGGCCATCGGCCATTTCATCCGGATGGTGCATGAAGGCCGCATGAGCAAGCAGGACGGCTGGGACGGCATCTGCGGATACAATGCCGCAATGCTGCGGCCGCAATGGCCGGTCGAACGGCTCAAGCGGGAATCGGAACGTCTCTGGAACCGGCATGTCTCCCGCAACGGACCGCCCCTGATCCGCCTTGATACCGGCGCACCCGCTCCTGACGACATGCCCGCCTTCACGCTTGGCGCCTTGCTGGATGACACCAGCCCCATGCCGGAGGACATCATCGCGCCACGCATTCTCACCCCGGGCGGGCTCCTGGTGCTGGGTGGCGCACCAAAGGTCGGCAAGAGCGATCTGCTGATCACGTGGCTGGTGCACATGGCGGCCGGGACCCCCTTCCTCGGCTTTCGACCACCACGGCCTCTCCGGATCTTCTATCTCCAGGCCGAGATCCAGTATCACTATTTGCGTGAGCGCATGCAGTCGACAGGTCTTGGCCCCGGCGTTCTCAAAGCCGCCCGGGACACGCTTGTCGCCACGCCCAGGCTTGATCTCATCCTTGATGACAAGGGGTGCACGCGCGTTGCGGCTGCCATCACCCGCGCCTTCCCCGACGCCCCGCCCGACATCCTGTGCATCGACCCGATACGCAACCTGTTTGATGGTGGGCCGGAGGGTGCGGGAGAAAACGACAACAGCGCCATGATGTTCTTCCTGAAGGAACGGGTGGAGGCATTGAGGGCCCACATCAATCCGGATTGTGGTGTCGTTCTGGTCCATCACACCAAGAAGCTTTCCAAACAGCAGCTGTCCGAGGATCCGTTTCTGGCGCTTTCCGGAGCAAGCGCCCTGCGCGGGTTTTATAGCACAGGCCTGATCCTGCACCGGCCCGACGAGGAAGCGCCGGAACGCAAGCTGCAGGTCGAACTCAGGAACGGTCCCGCACTGCCACCAAAACTGATCGACAAGGTCGACGGAAAATGGGTCGAGCTGAACCCGATGAACGAGCGGCTGGTGCGCAGGGACGTTGGCGCGAAGCACGATGCCGAACGGGATCGCAAGGGCGAGGTGATCTGCGGCCTGCTGCAGGAAGAAGCGCTTCAGGGCCGGATGTACACGATGACCCATTTCGCTGAAACTTTCGAGAACACCGGGGGGCTTGGCGGGCAATCGATCATCCGTGAACGGCTGAATGTGCTGACCACTAAAGGGTATGTAAAGTTCGTTCGCGGGGCCGGTGCGACGGCGCTGAATCTGGCGGCTGAGCGGAGCAAATACGGGTATCTTTGCGTTGAGAACATGCGTCTTGCGACCGGCCGGGAGCATGTCGATAGAAGCACCGGAGAGGTCATTCCGGAACTGATCGACGTCCTGCCCAGCCACTACAAATGCCCACAGACCGGTGCGGTTCTGCCCGTCGAAAACCCGTCCCTATGGGTCTATCGGGAGGTGGAGGACGCATGATGAAACCAGCCGTTTTGTCCTCCACAATCTGGGGTCGGGATTCCGAAATCTGGCCAGATTTTGCAAAATCTGAAATTTCGGCAAAATCTGGAATCTGGCTTTTTTCACTTGTTTTCAAGGACTTGGAGAGATCTTACCAGATTTTGGAAAGGTGTTTCCGAAATCTGTTCCTCAATCTGGAATTGCCTAACAAATTCAGTGACCTGCGCCAGATTCCAGATTTCATAAAAGTCACCCCTAAAGGGGTAGGTGCCCTCCCCGCTACAGGCGGGGAGAGCCACCACCTACCCCTGGGCAATTTCTCGGGCCGCAGTCTGGCTTAATCAAACCCTCAATCAGCCAATTACAAAAGGAGAACGCCGATGGCCGACCAGACCATGACCCACCCCAATCAGAACACCATCCAGAACGTGCCACCTGCGTTTACCCTCCAGCGCACATTGCTGGCGCTCGATCTTGGCACAACCACGGGCTGGGCCCTGCGCGCACCGGACGGACTGATCACCAGTGGCACGGTCAGCTTCAAGCCCGGACGCTTCGACGGTGGCGGCATGCGCTATCTCCGGTTCACCAACTGGCTGAGCGAGCTGGAACGGCTCTCCGGCCCGATCACGGCAATCTGGTTCGAAGAAGTCCGCCGCCATGCTGGAACCGATGCGGCGCATGTGTTTGGCGGCCTTATGGCAACGCTCACCGCATGGGCGGAACTGCGGGGTGTGCCCTATCAGGGTGTCCCGGTCGGCACGATCAAGAAACACGCAACCGGCAAGGGAAACGCAAGCAAGACCGCCATGATGGAAGCCGCCCTGAACCGCGGCTTCAGCCCCGCAGACGACAACGAGGCCGATGCCATCGCGCTCCTCCAATGGGTGCTGGAAACCCGGGGAGGCATCGCATGAGTTTCTACCCGAAAGGCTATGGCGGCCGCCGCAGATCTCCCGAAGAGGTCAAGCGTGACGGCTGGAAGGAACAGGGACTGCTTGCCATCTCGGCCGACGACGACCGTCTGACATGGCCGGAACGAGAGCTGGTCCGCCAGCTCGGCGAGCGGCTTTACGGCAAGCGGCAAGGCGGCAATCATCCGGGGAGACCACAGCATGACTGACTGGACGACGGCAATGGTGGAGGAACGTCTTGAAGCGGCAGCCTCGGTCTTTCGGACATTTCCGCATGTCCGTGCCCCCGGTTTCTTCAATGCCTGGCCGGACTACCTTCACAGCTTTGCGGACAAGGTCAGCCAGACACCCCGGATGTGCCGTCCCTTGCCCTCGCCCGGCCAGATCTCCCGGGCCGAGGAAGCCGCGTTGTGGCTGCAATGGCTGGACAAGGACGATGCCCGGCTTGTGTGGCTGCGCGCCAACCGTACACCGTGGAAGCCCATCTGCTGGGAACTCGGCATAAGCCGGGCGACCGCGAACCGGCGCTGGCGCTACGCCATCGCACTCATCGTCTGGCGGCTGAACGGAAGGCATGTACCGGGCAAACGATCCATGGAATTCGTGATCTCACGGGCTCCGGTTTCCGGCAAGTAAAAACATGCGGCTGTCAAGTCCTTTTGGTGGCGTGAGACAATTTTCCGTGAGACATCGCAAGGCGAGACAGATCACCCGGTTTTTGCTACAAATCGAGCCATGCTTCGAAACATGCGTCCGGACGATCCGCCGCGGTTGACGAAGTTCACCTGAACAGCCAAGCCATTGATTTTATGGTTCCTTTCCGGCCGAAAATGTATGCTGGGGGGCGCAGCGC